CGTAGGTATGCCGTCAACCAGCCTTAAAGTATCGGTCGCAATAAGCCCTTCACCGTCGTACATTTCAGTAATTGAATTGTTCGGAGGCGCACCAATCAGGCCATGAATGGAACGATATTTCCACAGTTGCAGAGTGTTGGCAGTCTTTAGAAACCCCATCATTTTATCATTCTTTACCCCTACATCAGCATATGATGTTGCGGGATAATAAGTCGGATCCACGGTATCGCACCAGAATACTCTTGCGGGAAAAGTGGGATTGCCGCTTAGATAAACGTTAGTATCGTTGCCCTCGCCGTATGTCTCGCAGAATGTACAGTTTGTAATGCAGGTTGCCAGTAGTACGGGCTTGTATGCCGTAATTTCAACATTTCCTATCCCTGATGTTGGTGCAGTAGTCAAACTAAAGTAGCCGCTTGCATAATTCACCGTGTACCCTGCCGTAGCTGCGCCAGACGTCAGAGTAGCATTGTCCACGATAACTATGTTGTCGCCCGTCGTAAGGCTCCCAAATGACATGTAGAACGTTGTAGACGTGCCGTTGCCCGAGAACGTATCTTCAAACGCGGAGGTAAGATAATTCAGTTCGTCAATTTGTCCCCCGCCTGTACCGTCAGGATTCTTGTTAGCGTAGTATGTCGGAACGTACCCCATCACCGTTGATGCCGTTGCGCCGTTATATTCAATATATCCCGAACCGTCCATGATATAAATATTGCCGTTCATTTCAAATGCTCTTGTAGTGCCGGATGCCATTCCAGAATAAATCGTAGTTGCAGAACCTGCCAGGTCTATTTTCAGCGAAGTTCCCATAGGATAAATAAAATCAGACGAACTAAACGAATTATACACAAATAATGCATTGATGTTATGCGTCGCAAGTGCCGTTGAATAGTACCTTGTATACCCATAGCGTGAATTTATGCCGTACAACTCATTGTTTACGATATTTTCACAGTCCGGACTTTGGTCGTCGTTTATATCTGTAGGCGGTTTTGTCACATTAAGCCCGCCTATAAATGCCGTTATGGGATATTCCTGTAGTGCCATATTATCACCAACCCTTAACGTTGCCTATAGTCTGTTTGCCGTGTTCAGTTGACGTGTCTATTGCATTGCGCTTCTTTTCATATTCCGCTATAAACGCCTGCCCCTGTCCGACATTTATCCCATTGCCGATAAGTACATCCCCAGCCACGCCATAAGGAATCATTAAAGCTGTCCTGTCTTTTATTAAAAATACATCTGTAGCTGTCGCCACTGCTGACGGTATAACCCAATAGTCAAGGATAAATTCAGCAGAATATCCTCTGCTTATCAAAAGATTCCCGCCGTCGATTCTATAGTCTGTCAGTGTCCCGCATTCGCCGTTTATGCAGTATCTGACTTTCTTTATGTCGCCATAGTCAGACGGCAAAGCATATTGACAGTAAGGTTTAAATGACGGAATAGCCGCCGTACTGTCGCCGAAAGTATATGGGTATAGCGCAACATTTCTTATCCTGTATTCCTGGTCACCGTAAAAGTTCAGTTTGATATAATCGGATGATACCGCAGCTGTGACAAAATCTCTGTAAGCCGTAAATGTACTTGCTGCCGTTACGGTTACAGTTGATAAAGTTGTCATAGTTGCAGTGCTTGAACCTTCCAGAATGTCTACACTATGCGCACCGTCACATTCATAGTAATATGCATATGCGCTTGCTGCCGTATATCCTACGCTTGTTGTGGTATGGGTATTATAGGAAAAGGTTTCGCCTAACATATTTGCTACTGGGAACTGTGATATTGCTACGCTTGACGCTATTTTGTCCTTTTGAGCAAGTTCAAAATAGTGCTGGTTAACGCTCTCGTCAATCCTATTTAACACAGAAATGTCAATCAAACTGGTAGTTGTTTGATATTCATTTATCAATTTTGTTGTCATGTTCCTTATGTCGTTTAATGTGTAATCTCCCACCCATATCACCCCTTTCTAATAAAAATAGGAGCCTGTTGGCTCCCTTTGTTCGCAACCATTTATCCAATGGCGAAGTAACTCAATTATTGTATTTGGCGTTCAAGCATCCAACAACAATTCCCGCATTTTTCCCCGCCGTTATTCCAATCTTAGTATCTGAAGCATGCGTGGCCTCTGTAGTGCTATAAAGCAATGTTGTATTGTTAAGATAGAGGGATATGTCGTTGCCCTTTGCCTTTACGGTATATACACCGTTTTGAGGAACATGCCCAATATCTACGCTTGATGATGGATTGCCTGATGCAACTACCTGAAAATATGTTAACTGGTTCAATGAAAGCATCTGGAATCTCAAATAATTATTGATATCCTGCATTCTAAACATGATGCAAAATTCGCCCGAACCCCTTTTTAGAAGCTCAGCACTGTACTCAAGGTCACTTGCACCTATATCAGTATAAATGCGACAAGCCGCAGCAGCTCCCTCGTTTATCAATTTAAAGTCACTTATCGTGCCGTTTGCGTTTACATTTGTCCAGGTCTGTCCTGTGTCGGCATCTCCCAATGTTCCTGTACTATTCGGTCTGCCCCACGTTTCTGCAAAGAAATAACCAAACTGCTTGCCTATAGCCTTCATGCAGTTTGCCCGATGTATCTCTGAATAATCTATCTGTGGCAATACATGTTTATTTAAAATGCTGTCAATAAGTGAAATTATATTATCTGGTGGTTGAACGCTGATAGTTGGCTTGTTGGTGTTTGAGGTTGTGATTGTATTGCTGACTGTGCTTGTCTTTAAAGGTTCAAACTCGTCCGTTACATAAGGCACCGAAGGTACTACAACGGTAATGTTGTTAGCTGCCAGATAAGCATTAAAGCCAGTAGCATCATCTGATGCCAGTCTGCTTTTCTCGATTTTGATATGGCACGTTCCTTCAGAACCAACACTTATACACTCGCCGTTTGCGTCAAGCGCATATGAGCCATCATCAACTGCTGTCAACTTATCACAAACTACATTGATTGAATCATCCGTAGTTATACCAATGTATTTATGTCCAATTCCTCCAACCCAAAATTTTGAGTAAGTGTCATGAGTACCCGATATTCTCGCCCATCCTTCTGTTCCGTCAAACACCCTCACGGCTACACGCCTATAAAGTTTTCCTTCTCTTATTTCATCCGCAACAGAAGGAACGGATTTAAGAGAGTCTTTAAGTCCTATTGTTGTTACCACGCTGTTTATACTCAAGCTTAAAACTTTATCGTCACAAGCATGAACTATTGTTGCAGGAGATTCAAAAGTCCCCGCTGCGCTTACAGTTGAACTACCCTTAATAACAATATCAACCGGATAGCCGTAACTGTTTGTAAAGGTTACCGATGTACCTTCCGTTGCCACATAATCATTACTTTCAATACTATCTTTGACCTCAAACAGTAATCTTGTCTTTTCATCAAGAGCCTTATGCAAATTCAGAGTGTCACCGCTATATTTACCCCTGTTATAAAAATCACTGTCACGGGCATAATCAGGTACTGTTTGTTCAGTTCCTACCAGCCAAAACCTATCAGACCTTGCATATGCCTGTTCATAATCTCCATAATCAAAGTCTGTTAATATTTTTTCCGTATATAATGCGTCATTGATAACTTCGAAATGCCTATACCCCCATACTGGCTGTTCAGTCCAACTATCGGAATAACATCCGTCCCTAACAATTCTTACGCCATACCAGTTGTCCTGATAAAATCCGTGGTCATGCCCTTGAATGCAGCAAACCAAATTAGAATACGTTGCCATTAACTCAAGTGCCGCTTGGTGATTTGCAGTTATGGGATTGCCACCATCTGCACCTATCCAGTGAGACATAAAGAACATCTTTTTGTCTTTATAGAGTTCAAGTTTTGCTTCTAAATCCTCAAGATCTATATCCTTAAATGTACTCCAGTCGGGGTCTGTTGCAATTGTTCCAAAAGTATCATATAGCAAAAATACATAATCGCCAAACTCAACTACAAAATTCTTGGCGTATCCAAACAATGCCTCCCAATCGGCATCAGGATAATTATCGTGATTTCCATGAACACAATAAACGGGCATGTTGAGCCTATCAACAACATTTTCTTTTACCCACAATACACCATCATCAGTAGTTTCGTTGTTCTTTGACAAATCTCCAAGGATAAACACCAAATCAACCTTTTTTATATCGTTTTCCTTGTTTAAGTCATCAACAAGTTTCAGAAGCCTTTCTGCTGATGATATACCGCCTAACTGTATGCCGCTTATTTCGCCTATTTCCTGGTCTTTATGTAGATCAGACACGCATATGAATCGAAAATCGTTACATATTTCAAATATATTCTCTTCAACGATTGCAATATCTGCTCTAGCTGTTGTATCAACACCTGTGTTTTCGAGTTCATTTACTTGGTTCGCAATATCTGCCAATTGCGCCGTATTGTCTGTTACCTGTCCCCAACTATTAGTAAATTTGATTCCCATAAAATCACCCCTTACAGGTCTACTTGTAAATATTTCAACGGTTGTGCCGCACTTGCCAAAAACCATATACCTGTGGTCAAATGTAACGGTCCTATTTTTTCACCTGTGCCGATATCCCAGCTGCCAGTACCTGAACCAAGCGTAGAAGCTACGCCCATGTAAACCAAGCCAGTTCCTGCATTGTGTATATGAAATGTACCATTGTACGGAAAGGTTGTTGCCACTGTGGATACCGTCATTGACGATACCAGATTGAATGAATACCCATCCTCTTTGAATAGCATAATTATTCCCCCTTACAAAATCTTGAATGTACTGCCAACCTTTGCGGCGTGTCCAAGTCGCCCCTTGAATCGCTTGTCTTGCCGCATTTCTTGCATGTGTAAAGCTTCTTTGCCACAATAGGCTCTTCGGCCTGAACTGTTTCAGGTTCTTTGACAAGTTCCGTGTGCGGTTTCAAAAGCACGATTATTTCCGAAAGCTGTTCGGATATATTTGACAAGAGCATATTGCTTGTGTCGCCTTGTACTCGTTTTTGATCTATATAATGCATATTTCCTCCAAAAGAATAAGGCGGCTGTTACACCGCCTGTTTTCTAAGCATTTCCAACTACCATGTAATTTGCCGCCACCTCGGTTGCCGTGCCCGTTGTAAGGCACACTATCCACCGTACGCCTGTCTGTGTTGCCACGGCTCCGGCTATAATGCCGGTTGCCTGCGGTGTTATTTGCGCATACAGGGCGGTTGACAGCCCGCAGTTTGTCACACAGGACATTACCGCAGCGTTTGATGCTGTTACTGTGCCGAAAGCCACTTTATACTTTGTACCGTATAGCACGGCATTCAATGCCGCTGCGCCTATGGTCAAGCCGGATACGTTTGCGTTTAAAGCAGATGCGTCTACGCCTGTTGCCAAGCCTGATATGGCATTGTTTACAGCTGATGCGTATTGGTACATGGTTCCGGCTGAATCGTAGTAGCCTTCATACCTAGCATATGAGGATACCCTCGTTGTATCAGTTGCCATTTTATTTCACCTCCAAAATAAAATAGCGGCCACTTTTACATGACCGCTATTTCCATAATTTAACTTAGGCAGGCACGTTCCCGACAATCCATTTCCAATCATAGACTGAAATTCCGAAGCGGCAGTATATTCCAATTGCCCACGACAAGGTTTCAAAATTGCTATGGCTGGTTGTTTCGGGTTTTACCCTGTCGAGGAAATACAGGTTTTCTTTCGCCGCAACACTGTCAATCCAATGCCACGGATAACCCGTATTGCCTGACTGTCTCTTAAGCTTCTTCCACACGATAACCCTGAACATGCCCTCATAGATGTTATACTCGTTGTTGGCAACTTTGGGTTTCTTATCGCTGTTGGCAAGCTCAAGAGCTGTTTTTGCATTGCCTATGCCGCAAAGCAAAGTGTCACCGAAATAGCTTCCGTCATTGCCGGTGTCGCCTGTGAAGTCCGACATTGTTATCATAGCTGCGTCAAGGTTGTCGCCGTCAAGTGCACTGGTGGTTTTGTTGTCAAGATAATCCGTGTTTTTGCCACTCTTGCTGACATGGGTATCATTGACAAACGAAACGCCATCTGCGCCAAGTGTCCACGTGTATGTGTCGCCATCTTTGGTGAACGAACTCTGGTCGCAATTTGTGAATACCGCTGCCGCAAAGTTTTCCTGCGTCCTGTATGCGGATTCAACAAGAGACTTGCCCGCTGTCTGCATTGACATAAGTTTATTGTCGTCCATGAACTTTCTGCCAAATGATGCGGTATCGGAAAATTCAGTGAATTCGCAGGTCTTTGTGAAGTAATCGTTGGTGTCCGAATAATTTCTGGTGCCGTGATGCTGCTTAAGGTCACCTCTTGCGCTGGTGCCTGTTATAGCGACTGACGGCTCGTCAACGTCCCGTCTTTCGAACAGTTCATTGATTATGCCCTGATCGGCTTTAGCTGTGCCGATATCTTCCATGAACTTCATTATGGCGACATTGTAGTTGCCCACAAGTGCGTTGAATTCTGTAGCTGTGTAATTAATCATTTATGCCACCTCCCTTATATAGCAGGAGCAAAGATTACATAGATTGAACTGGTCGGAGAATCCGCCGTTGCAACCTTATGAACCAATAGCCCCGTGCCTACCGCTACCGCACCGTTAACGCTCGTTCCAACAGATGCAGTACCAATATTTACTTTGGCACCTGCAACCGTGGCGGCTGTTATGGCTGTAGACGGCGTAGTTTTCCAAACCTGATTGTCATTGACAGGCGCTACCGTTGGATAGTAGCTTGCCGTTACTACAGATGAGGCGGCTGAAACCTGACAAACTGCGTATACTGTGTCGGCTGTATCTGCGTAACAAAGGGCACCGCCCGTTGTTTTCAGAGCTTGACCGACATATAGCGCATATCCGCTAAGCGCGGGTAATCTTTTTTCCGTGGTGAGACTGTTGCCGTCACCCTGGACGAATTTTGCAAATTCAAACATATTGAATCCCTCCCAACAAAATAACGGGAGGATGTCCCGTTATCTATGGTATTTTACGTAAGCCTTTTTTTGTTCCATGGGGTCTTTAACCCCAACTAACTCAAGATTTTTTCTTACCGATTCCGGCACAATAACGTTGTCGTACTCTGCCGCTGCGTTTGCTCCGTTAACCTGTGCGGTATGAGCCGTACCCATAACTGTCGCTTTGGCCTGATTTGCGCCGGTCTTTCGTGCCAATTCAACATCCGTGTCGTATCTGTGTTCCTTAAGGTGACTCAGCAATGAACGCTTGCTCTTACCTTCATCCCACGCCTTCCATACTTCTTCGGGTATGTCCTTCGCTTCTTTGATGTCAGGAAACACTTTTTGAGCCTCTTTGAAAGAGTTGACAAGAAACCTGTCCTTGCGCTCCTTTTCGGCGGCTTTAATCAGTGGGTGTTCGTTCACCTTTTCGTCAATCTTTTTCGTCAGTACGTCATAGATTTTGCTTTCATCAACAACCGGTTTTTCAGGCCGAATTGTCTCTGGCTGAATTGTTTCAGGTGTTTCACCTATGCTTTCAAGGTATTCAAGATATTCGTCTACACTTGAAAAGCCTTCCGGTAAAGCCTTTTTGGTAAGCTTGTCGAATTTGGTTTTATAACCCTCATTCTCCTTCATAAGCTTATCTGTCATTTCGGCTTTCCTTCTCAGTTCCGCCCATTTTGCATCAGGTTTTGTTCCATCAGGTATCGGGTCGGCTGCTCCCGTGATTTCGCCTGTTGTACCTGTGGTATCCGTATTGTCGGGGGTGACTACTTCCCCTACGGCTCCGCCGCTTGCGTCAAGTTCATCCATCAACGGTATAGGATAATATTTTCCAAACATAATAACCTCCATAATGAGTTTTTTGCCCGATTCTCACGGTTAAATTTGCGAATAAAAAAGACACCCGAAAGGTGTCTGCGATTAGTCTGCACTAATCATTCTGTTTTGCTTTTCCCGCATTTGCACAGGGTTTGCTGCGCAAATCTTTTCCGTTCTGAACCTTCTGGATTGTGGGCTGTCTGTCACCGCCTGCACTTCCCATGGTGAACGTGGCTTTATTCGGCATTGTCTTTTTCATGTGTATCACCTCCTATCACGGTAATCTGCATTCCATATTTGGTTAAACATTGTTTCTTCTTCCACTTCCGACACTTCACGCGAAGGAATATTGCCTTTTTGTGAAGCCAGCATATCCCGGACATACTGCAAGTTTGCGCCGGGGTTGTAATGTACTTTTGTGATACTGCGCCCCTTTGCGCCCCCGCCCGGCTGTATAAACGTAGCTTTTTGCATTGGAATCACCCCTCTATATTCATCAATTCAAAGGTTTCTCCATCCCGCCATAATTCCTCTTGCATTTTTTCACCCTTTTGCAAGCCTGTTATATTGACCGTACAGCCTTTGAATTCCTTTAACAGGTCTGATATCTTATAGCATGGCATATTGAACACCACAAGGCCGTTATAACCCTCTGTGATTGTCCTGACAATACCTTTTGCCACACTTTTCCTGCTTGCCATATATCTTTCGCAGTTTAAGTCCGTTACAGTCAATGGTAAGCCCTGCTTATATTGGTTGCGCCAAACTTCAATAACAGATCCGCTTGAACCGATCACGTTACCGCTTCTGGTCACAATAAACCTTGTTCTGTTCTTCCCTTGCCACTGGTGAGCGTTCAGTACAAGCCCTTCCGCTAACGCCTTTGTGTAAGCGTACATGTTACAGGGATTTACCACTTTATCAGTAGACATCTGTACAAACGCCTCTATGTTATTTTCAAGAGCGCATTCAAGGGCGTTCTGCACGCCTACAACATTTGTCTGTAAAGCCTCGAACGGTGATTCTTCGCACATTTCTACTCTTTTTAAAGCGGCGCAATTTATGACTATATGGCAATCCCTGAAAGCTAAGTTAAGCCTGCTTTTATCCCTTATGTCACCGACAAAGTATCTTAACTTCGGATGATCACCGTATTTCTGCTTCAATAAAAAGAACCTATACTCATCACGGGCATAGACTCTTATTGCGTGGACATCTGTATTAATCAACTGTTCAATCAAGGCTTCACCAACTGTGCCAGTGCCGCCTATGATAAGTACCGTTTTATCAGATAGCAACTTTGTTACCTCCTATTTTCTGCGCAATTGAATTAAGCAACTGCCCTTGCGGATTTGCCTGTTTTGCCGCCTCTACCTGCTGTTGCTGTTGCGCCATTTGCTGCTGCGCCATCATCTGCTGGTCGTATTGCTCCTGTAGAGCCTGTTGAATCGTGTCAGCGTACGGGAAGTTTAACTTGCCCATCAGTTTCCATACCAGCAAATTCCTTTCACTTGGTTCAAGATACCCGCCGCCAGCCAGTTCTTTAATCTGCTGAATCAGTGCCGCTCTGTTCTTGTTCATTGCCGCCTCTGCTGATATTTCAATATCCCAACCTGACCAAACGGGAGTATCGCCCTGCATTTTCACCATATCAAGCTTATTGAACGTTCCATATTCGGGTTTCAGCTTATTGTCTATTCTGTATGGCCTGTCACCGTCTGAGAAACAAAGCATATGGTCACATAACAACTGGTATATTCTTTTGTAGGCGATATTCTTTTCATTGGCCTTTATGCCGATCTTTTCCGCCGTTTGGTTGATAAGTGAATCAGTCATTTTACCAGACTGCGATTCGCCCTTGTTTATGCCCTGCCATACGGATGTAATGCCTATCATGTATTGAAGCTGGTCGGATATGAAGGAATAAAACTCAAGAGCCTCCCGCCCGTTGTCTTTGAAGTCTACGGCCTTAAAGTTGGCTACATCATTTACCCCGATAATGGTCATATCGTCATTATCAATCAATGCTGCGGCTTCTTCTTCCATAGCCTTGTTGTACAGAATTTTTGTTGAGCCTTTGAGAATCTTTTCCTCATGCTTGTATATCATTTTTTTCATTGTCTGCTCGAAGTCTGCCGTTCTCTCAATGTCTGATATGCCAACTATTGACTTTGAACGTGGGATGTTGTTCTGTATAACTATGGGAATGGATTTAGGCCCCTTTGGATAATAGTAAGGAACCTGTGTACCTTGAGGTATTTTGACAACGGGAGTTTTGATTTTTTGCACCGCTCCCGATTCATCCGGGATTTCTTCCTCAATTTGCGTCATGTAGTCCTCGTCAACGGTTTCGTAGTCAAGGAAAGCTTCGTTGCCCTTTTCATCCTGGACAAATTCCTCTTTTTCGGGGTCGTACTTGCGCCTGTGGTAATACTTTGGTTTCTTTAAAAGAATAAGTTTATCGCTGAACACTGTCAGGCAAAGCTCGTCGTCATCGTCAAGATACCACTTTTCGATAACAGCGTACTTCGTCAGCGGATGATTCATTTGTTCAGACATAAGGTCAATGTGCGCGTTTGCATCGTTGGTATTATGCACTCTTGAGCCGTTACCGTCGCCTACAGTATCATATTTTATGTCAGCGCAAAGCCCATAATCTGGTAACTTTTTAGCTATATCGCCGTACTTTTTAATGCATTCCTGTAAAGTCACATTTTCAATATGATACATGCATCGGCATTTGTTCTTATCAACGCTACCAGCCGCCCATGCTATGTTTTTGGGGTGAACCTCTATTATCTCCGGTCTGCCCCTGAATCCAGGGCCTTGATAGTTGAAATTCCACAAAACCTTATAACAGGTTATGCCGTGCTTTTTTACTACACGTTCAGCGGATGAATTAACCTCGTCAAGGTCACTGTTTCGGATAGTATAGTCAGCTTCTGCCTGTAATTTCTTTACGGACAGTTCGTCATCCTCTGCTACAGACTTAAACACTGCTTCGGGAATGTTAAGGTCAATCTGCGCTTCTATAATGGACTGCGATATTCTTATGGGTGTGCGTGCGTCATCTGTGGCACCAGCGGAATATGTATTGCCGAATTCCCTGTCGCCGACATAAATCTTTTCCTCACGGTCAAACTTATCATTCCACGGCTGCTTTTCTTTGTCTGCGGCTTCGTACTCTTCCATAAGGGTTGTCGCTTCCCTGACCATTTCGTCCATATCTTTAATTTCCTGCATTTTCTTTCTCCCCCTATCTATAAGGGACTTGACAGGCTTTAATATATCCATGCTATCACCTGCTTTTTATTCAAGAATCCGTTTTCTTACCTGAACGCTTTGTATCGCTTTACCGTACTTTTCAAGGAAAGCTTCAACCGGGAAATGTACGTCTCGGAAACCCAACATTGCGTATGCCGCCACACCGTACATAAATTCAATGTCAAATGTGTTTTTGTAAGCCGTGTCTGTGCGATAAATCTTTTCGTCAAACGTCGCCATCAAACCGATCAATCTTTCTGCCGCAAATTCCATAAGTTCATCCTTGGACATTTTGCACATTGATTTACGCTTGGTTTCGGGGCGTTTCGGAACGTCCTTTATCGGTTTAACTGTTGGAGCCATCCTGATTTCAGGGGTTGTTGTGTTTTCGAAATCCATTTCATTTCCTCCCAAATTTCTTTTGATAATATCGTTTCAGTTGCGGATTTTTAGTTGAATCTATCAACATGCTTGGATGCGTGTACTTTGTGTTGTCCCACTTCTGCGGTTCAGGCGCCGAATATGCGCGTTGCTGTGAACGGGCTTCGTGCATAATAGCAAACGAGAGAACGCAATCGTCGTGGAATCCCTGTTCAGCCTCTTCCTTGCCGCTGTGCGCATAAATAAACGTCTGCATTTCCTGTAATGTAGCAAGGTCATTTACAAGGTAAATTTCATCACGCACTATCGCCCTTGCCTTGTCTATCAGCTTCGGCCTTGTTGATGTAGTTGTCAGGAACCCGAATTTTTGTTGTTTGCTCCCGGAAATTTCGTCGTATGTCTCACGCTTATACTGGTTGTAATATCCCATGTACTGCATATGCTTGATACAGCTTAGTCCATGGTTATTAGCTTCTGTAGCAACCAAAGCATTGTTGTAATATCTTGCAAGCTTTATTTGTTCCTCTGCGAACCTATCCGGTTCAGTGTGTAACCTTTGTGATGCAACCTGATTTCCGGAAGTGTTATCGCAAACTTGATTGATGCTAAAGTCACCGCCTCTAATACCTTCCGCAACATCTGCGCCTATTACATAAGGGACATTCGGTTTCGGATGTTCGTAAATAATTAACGTGCCATTCCTGTCCGGAACAAACTTGTATCTTCCGTCAACAACATCAATATAGCCAACATCTGGCTGCTTTTCCTTGTACTGCTTTGATAACAGTTCCAATCGCCTTGTAACCTTTGTTATGTCAAATACCGGTCTGCCTGACGAAAGAAAACTTTCCTCCGGACACGACGGGTACTCTTGGTGAAACTGGTCTAAATCGCCCGAACATTTATTTTTTATAGCCCATCTGCGCCATTCCAGTTGGTCATTGTCAAGGTCGTATTCTTCTTTAATGCGTAGTTCTTCTTCGTCCAATTCAAAACCGGTATAAGGCATTCTGTAGCCTTCATCATCAAACCACGGCACAAATAGGGGAATATAGCTGTTTTTGCCTAATACTGCATCATCCCATAGGCTTTTAAAGTAGTTCATGCCTTTGGATGTGCTTTCACAGATAACAATGCTGTTTGTCTGCGGAACGGAGTTAAGCAACGATGTCATTGTCTCTTTTATGTTCCCCGGCCACTTGGCTACCTCTGAATTGCTTACAATGCCTATAGGCGTTTCAAAGTTATGGTCTGGATGATCAACCTCAATGTCATAAACATCAGATTCCTCAAAATCCTCTATTGACTTAATTTTTACATACCAATTACCGTTTTCGTACTTGTATTTATTTGAGTGCGTTTTATGGTTGCAGTGCCTGTCGCTGCCAATTAATGATTGAATTTCTTCTCCCAATATGCCATTACAATGCATATTGTAGTTGCTTTTGACTTTTCTTTCATATCTGTATACATTTTCTTTATAATACATAGACGGTACGCCGATATTTAAAGATAATATCAGTCTTTTTATCTGCCTCATTATTTTTTCATGCACGCTTACGGCAGAAATATAGTTTTGTTCGTACTTACCGTTTGTTAAAGGGTTTGTTTTGCTGCCATCACCACTAAAATACCCAGTCAAAACACCTTTTATAAAGTCGGGATTTGTTTTAAAAAACCAATCAGGAATATGCTTGTCAGATGAATGACCGCATATTTCATTTGTTAACGTTGCAAGAAACTTTCCGTAAATAGTAGTTCTTTTACGGTTGCTCTCTGTTTCAAGCTTTATCTTGTATGAAGTACAATGTTTTTTTGCAAACCCTAAAGCTTTATCGATATAATTTTCGGTTATATGACTTACAAAAACCAAATCATAGCATTCGGGATATTCTTTTGAGTGGATGTGTGTATGCCCTTCTGCCAAATAATATCCCAAAAAATACCCGAAATCATAATCAAGCGGAATAGTGTCCATTTCTTTGTGTTGCGTTCCACCCTTTTGTGGTCTACTACTGTTCGGTATGCAGTGTGTATATCCTGTTATTTCATTTGTCAAATTTATTGACGGCAATTGTATGTAGTCAACGGTTTTTAAATCCTTACATAGTTTGTATCCTTTGTCCGTCAATACCTTGTGTTCCGATGTCATGGCAACAAATTCATTTGTAAGCCACGTGCTTACTTTTAGTGTGGATTTTGCTCCTATATAAAACTTGTTTTTAACGCTTGCGATGTCACCAGACGAAGTAATAACCTTATCCCCTTTATTTACATTCTTAATTGTTTTTGTGCTTCCATCTGCCAAAATTATTTTTGAATCTTTGTGCAAACACAGATGCAAATAATTTATTGTATACGACGAACCGGCGTTTTTGTTATCCGCTGTTTCAATCAGAAATTTACACTGCAATCCCGGGTCATTGCTTTGCGACGTGGACTTCGACGGGTCAAACTTGGGATTTTCAAGCAGTAAGCCTTTGCTTATACTTGAACGTCTTGCCGGTTTCAAAAACTGCGGCAATTCCTGATAAAACAGATCCGACATATTGTTGATCGTAGTTGCGGAATCAGCGTCGTAACTGACTATCATTGCAACCTTGCCTAAGCTAAAATGCAATTCCTTAAAGAAAAGAGCCTCAGTACATGTACTGAAACCCTGTTTTCTACTTTTGCATATTATTACGTATAACGTTGGCCTCGTCTTTTCGTCAGGATATTGTTCTTTCCAATCCTCCACAATCTTTACAAGCCTGTCTTGACTTTTGTTGGTCATAAACGGCATTATTGTGCTTGTTTCCCTGTCGCGTATCTTAAGACACGTTTTAAAATATAGCTTCGTATCGTTTATTAAGAGTTTTAATGAACTCACTACCCCACCCCGTTTTTCGACATAAAAAAATGAGGCAGTTTCCCGCCTTATCCAAAATATATTTATAGGAGATACGCCATTATCTTTATTATATACCGTATATTGAGCTATGAACCGAACAAAAACCGAACTACCGTAATGTTTGCCACTCAATTTTATAACCGGATAGAAATGTATCTATGTTTTCCAGAGCTTTCTGGTTTAATTTTATACACCAATCCTCGCTATAGCCGCATTCTACCGCAACGTTTTTAAATTCCTTTACGCTGCCGTCTTTCGTAAAATATCTTGACAATAAGACGCTGCGTTCGTTCGGAAGTAAGTTTGATATTGCGTGGTCAAGTCTGTCAATAAATCTTTCCAGTTCTTTTACCTCCATTTCCATTTCCGATACCGTGGCATTGCGAACAACATAAACCTCTACACTTGAAACGCTGCTGCGGTTAGCTGGAACCGCCACCTTGTAATTTATTGCGGATAGTTCAGGTTTTTGTCTAAGATCCGCTATTCTGCCATATATCATTTTCATATCATTGCGAAAACCGTTTTGATTATGGTATCGCAGGATGTTTTCTATCTGGTCGGTTGTCATCGGCATCACACCTTTCTGAAAACTGGTTTTTCTACCCAATTGCCGCATTTCTTTTCAATGAATTTGTCCAAATCTCCGAATTCCAGTGCAGACCTTACAAGATTGAATGAATAATCAACTGCCGATAACGTTTCAAGCACATCGTTTGTGTTGTGGCTTAAGCATGGGGCAATATACGGCATGAGGACAGAATTTTCAATCATCTGCCAATCAAATATAGTTTTGAGCCGCAAGTCTTTCCAGTGCACCATGGGGCACGAAGGGAATCCGTCAATTGAAACATGCTTTTCCAACTTATATCGTCCGGCAAGATCGTTTATATACGTTATCAACACCTTTCCCGTTGAGCAAAGCCGTTCGTGTGCCGTCTGTTCAATGTCTGATTTTTTCCATGTTTTAAGCACATCAATACAAGCTGTCGCCGCCGCCAAATCAGGCGTGTTGCTGAAATATGTTCCCGAAAGCAGAAATACATTCCCTTTACCCCTTAATCCTAAATCAAACAGTTCTTTTCTGCCAGCCAGACAGCTTACCGCATAGCCATTTCCCATTCCTTTTCCGTAGCAAGCTAAGTCAGGCTTGACGCCGTATAACCCCTGTACGCCTCGTATGTCGTACCGGAATCCCGATATAGTTTCATCAAGGATGAATATAATGCCGTACTTGTCGCACAGGTTACGGATGTACTGCAGCTTTTCTTTTGTTACGTCAACTGTAGCAGGGTCAAGCATTATTGCGGCAATGCAGTGACTTCCGACATATTCATCAAGGGTGATAAAGTTATCGCGCCAGTCAATTGTTACTGGGTCATATACCTTATCATTGACAGTCATGTTGTTGTAGGAATACTTTTTTACGGTAGAATCTCTCGGTATGCCGCCATTTACAAGTGTTGTGCCGATAAACCAGTCCTGTTGTGCACAGAATGGATTTTCTTCCGCAATCAGAATCAAATTTTGCCCTGTGTATTCACGTGCCAGCTTTATTGCCGCACTTGTCGCATCTGAACCGTTTTTCCCGAACTTACATGTCTCGCCAAGTTTCAATTCTTGCGTAATTATCTCGCGTAATTCGCCCTCGTACGGGTTTGAACGGGTAAAGCATACGCCTTTGTCAATGGCCTTCTTTACTGCTTCGTCAACTGCTGGATAGCAATATCCAAGCAATACTGCTCTAAGACCCATCCCAAAATCAATAAATTCCCTGCCGTCATCAGCTTCAACGTGACAGCCTTTGCCGCTAATAAATGTATCAGGCACGTTTGCGGGGAAACAATCGTCGCTCCTGCTATATGTTGCAAAATGAATCATTCTGTGTCCTCCTTAAAATTTAATCAAAGATAGAGAGTTGATATTTAAAATGTTAAAATAAGCATTCTTAAATTAAAAAACGCCATTTTAGGCGCAAAATCAAAAATAAGAATGCGTTTTTCGGTAATTTTAGACCAGCCTTTCAATGGTCTGCCCTTTGTCGTTCATCAGATATACTTCCTGACAGGTTATAAGCGTTTTTGAAAACGCATCATGTCCGCGCAGTTTGATTAAAATTATACCTATTGGAAGTCCGTTTGTTACGCAATCTTCCGTTATCAGGTTTTCTGTGTTGGCACACGGAGTAAATTTTTCATCAAGCATTTCAGATGCTTTCAGGAAGCATTTATTGATCTTTTTAGTTTCTGCACTCCAATCTTCCCCTGATATGTCAACCCTTTGTTCTGCTGCCACTTCTTCGTTGTATTTGCTGATCAGGAAGTCCGGAAAGTATAATCCGGATTCCTTTGTATGCGAAACCTCATCGATATAGTTCCACATTCCATTTGATTTGTACTTCACTATCATACTATCATCCCTTTCTTTTCTCTCTAACTCTCTATCTTTGAAATTTGACATAAAAAACAGCCCTTTGGCTGCTAAATTTGTGTTATCTCTCAATTTTCTTGAGCATCTCCATCACCGCTTTTTCATCCTCGTGACTGAATAAATACTCCGCTTTGCCCTGTATAGCGTCAATAAAATTCTGCATTTCAGCAATATACATCTGCTCGCAAATATTAGTATTGTACCCCGGTGCCGCTTTGCCTTTGTCATAGCTATACGTTATAACCACGCCGTCAGGATGTTCAAGCGAAATGTAGCTGTTATTCCAGTTCCAGAGCAGATTGCACTTTTCGCCCACTATACGCAGTTCACGGACGGCATGGCGGGACAGAATTTCAATTAGCATTGTACCGGTGACAGTATTAGAATTTATTGCTTTAAATTCTGTTGCGTTACTGTTTATTGGAATACAGGTTACATTTTGTTTGCTGTCATAAAATTGTATACAGGCTCCGTACACATCATCCGCCGTTATGTCAAGGTCGTCAAGCTTTTTGTCTATCATGCCTTTTGCATCCGTTGGTGTTCCAAACAGGTAACTAAGCCACGACAATTCAAAGCAGAACATTTCACGACATGCGCCAGACTCCTTTTGTGCCGCATAGTATGTTTTCATATTGCATCCGGGGTGCCAGTCATAGATAGACTGCCCCATGTGATAAGTGAATGTATACACCTTTTCCAGTGCGCCACCGTCAAGCAGTTCCTTTATTTTCTGTATAGCTGGATGGTGCCGGAGCGTCGCAGAACTGTAATAATTGCCCGTATATTCCGTCACATCGGCCTCAATGAAACAAGGTACATTGTAACGATTTGATAAATCAATATATTTTTGCTTCTGCAATGGCGGCACGGATATAATTATTCCATCTACTTTTGGATATTCGCCTGTCGGATTTTTAAGTAAATTTTCAACTTCGTCCAACATATCAATATACCAGCAATCGGGTTTTGCTTTTTTATAGTCAACAACGTCGTAGCCTATTATGTCAGTATACCCCAACGCCTTTAAATTTCGTATTCTGCGCCGCCCCATCGAACCCAAACAACCTATTACAGCTATCCGCATACTATTTTCCCCTCCCTGTCATTGCATCTGTCCCGCAGTCCGTATCTGTTAATGTATTGCGTGGCACATCATCAGGTATTACTTGTATGACACCGCCACATGCAGTCTTGAGCCTCTTACTTTTTATCTCAAATTCGAGCCGGCAGTATTCGCCCTCGTGTGCAGACAGCAATTCTGTAATATCTGTACCGCCTATGCGTATCAACATAATTCCACCTCTATAAACCTTTCTGTTTCGTCAATATCGTTTAAGCAATCGCCATTCCAGTTGTATACCGCACTGTGCCCGTTCCTGTTTATTCCCACTACATAACACCTGCCTTCAATCGCTCTCGCCTTAAGCAAAGCGTCCCAGTGATGAATACGTATAAGCGGCCAATCAGCAGGTACCAAAATTAAATCAGGATTTTTTACCCTTGCGAACAGTTCCGGAAAGCGAAGATCATAGCATATGACAACATATGTTTTCATGCCGCCAATATAAGTATAAGGCAGCTTCTTTCCCGGGCTTCTGCCGTCATCATATCCAGGAAACAGATGATTTTTTCTGTATGAAAAAGCATTTATACAGTATGTGTTGTACTTTTTGCCAAAATGATGTTCCTCAAAACCGTACCCTGTTTGGCTGTTGATGTATGCGGGTTTGATAAGTTCAGGATAGAAAACAGGATGCTTTGCAGCGATACACTGTTTACCATCCTTTACCTGTGCAAGTGTTATTTTCAATCACCCCACCTCACAAATCTAAACTCGTGCTCTTGTTCAGGCATTGCCATTTTCGGATAATACATTACCGCATCATAAGTTTTGTATTTGACAGGATACCTTTTATTCAAGAAAGCCTGCGCTTTAGCTGATTTAATCCAATTAAAAAAAGCTTCTTTTATGGCCTCTTTCCAGTTTTCTGGATATTTTATTCTATCCAGCTTTTCGCCTAAGACATTCCTTATCAATTTGTACACTATATCTTTTGCCATATAATCCACATATACTTCCATTGGACAATCCAGTACCATTTCCTGTGAAATTCGTCCTTCTAATGCAAACTTGAATTTTTGCAATGTAAATTCGCTCATGTTTGACATATCGTTTTTATCACAAATCACGTTATCCCCTCCCCGCCTTAATCCGTTTATCCATGTAGCTTACTATCCCGCCGACATACTGATTGCGCTTGCAGTTCAAGTACACATCTTTCATGGTTTCAAAGTCCTCCAGGTAGTCCATGCTCAGTTTGTACGGCCTTGCATAGTTAAACTCAAGCACATCAGCGCCTTTTGTGACATATGCGCCCCATCCGGTGTCGCCTGTAAAACCTGCGTTTTCCAAATTTTCACGTGGATATGCTATAACGTTCATTCCAAATGGCAGCCCTTCCGTCCGGATCGCCTTTTTGAATTTTAATTCTTTTGCCCTGTAATATACTGCGTTTACCGTCTCCCTGCATACTAGCCAGTCATCTCCCTCGGCAAGTATGATATAGTCAACATCAAATTCTTTGCAAGCTTGAATATGCCTTTTAACCGGGCTGTCAGCGTCGCCCATGAAAAAACCCACTGCATTTCGTTCTGCAATGGGTTCAAGGTACGCTTTATCCTCCGGCGTGTCGGGAACGGTTAGGATTATGGGTATACCGGTTTTCTTAAGCCGCTTTATCAATATATCCGTTACTGTTTCACCGTCTATCTCCACGAGAGCCTTACGGGGCAAGCGGCTTGAGCCTATGCGAGCAGTAATGAAAATAGCACAATTCATTTTATACCCTCCAATATTTTTATGATTTTTTCTGAACTGTCCCCCTTGCCATACGGGTTATCGCACCTGCCTACCGTAGCGTTCCATTCCCTGGCACGGTCTATGGCGGTCAAAATAGCCTCTGTTTCGCACGGACAGTCAAATACATTGCTTCCTCTTATCCGTCCTGCCTGACGATTGCCTACGCTCACAGAAGGCAAGTCAAGCGATGCTGATTCAATGATACCGGAGGACGAATTGCCTACCATAAGTTCAGCATACTGGAGCAGGGACAGGTAAACAAGGTGGTCAAGGTTGTCAACTACATGTATTTTTTCGCCAATCCATTTCTGTGAGTAGTAATCTTTTATGATTTCGTTTTCAGGGTCAATATTGGGAGCGATTAAAACAATTTGTTGGTCTAATTGCATTAAAGCAAACAGGAATTCTCTTGTGCTTTCCTCTGTCTGCTCTAAATTTTTCGTCTCAGGATGCAAACACGCCACAATAAACGGCTGATTCAAGTTGATACTGACATATTGTTGTAAATCCTGCTTGGAAAGTAATTTTGCACGCTTGAGCCAGTCGAGGCCGGGGGAACCGACGTTGTAAATGTTTGCGCTGTCTAAAATGCCGCATTCTCCCATATGTTGGTCATAACTGTAACATTTTTTTAACATCCTTGCTACATTTTGAGCATACTCTTCCGTTGCCGTAAAATGATATGTCGCCATCTGAGTAATACTATTGCGGATATTGTCGTCAAATGCACCTGTGGTAGTCTCTCCGCCATGAATATGGCAAATTTTAGTTCCCGTAAGCAATGCAGCTGTAGCGGCTGCCATTGTCTCAAAGCGGTCACCTACACACAAAAATATGTCAGGCTTTAAATTGCGCAATAAATTCAAGCAACTAAAGTAAAAGTCCCCAAAATCATTTACGGAAAAGACCGAAGCTGCACGGTATAAACTTTTCCCGAATTTATCGTTGATTTCTTCAAAATTTTGGTGATTTGCCGGGCATATTATCTGTAAGCCTGTATTGTAACTGTCTTGCAAACCATCCATTATCCAGTACAAATATCCGTAGTCTGCCCGTGATGTGGTTATAACACAAATACGCTTCATAATGCCTCCTTCAACACTCTGCACACTTCGCTTATTTCACCTTCTGAAATATCACTCCAAAATGGTATCGCCAGTGTCCTACTTGCTATTTCTTCCGCTACTGGGAACATGCCTTCGTGATAGCCTGCGCCTCTATATGGTTTCTGCAAATGAATACACGGAAAATAAGGCTTAACTTCGATTCCATGAGACAACATATATTGCATAACCTTGTCCCGATTGTCTACCTCTACAGTGAATACAAATGGACACATATCGTCCGTTGTATACTCCTGCCAATTGATTTTTCTATCACAGAATAATTCGCCAAGTTCAGCAGTGTATTGTAAGGCAGCCCATTGCCGCTTAAGTTTAATTTCATCCCAATGGTTAAGCTGCACAATGCCTATGGCAGCCTGCAAATCGGTCATTCTAAAATTCCAGCCTACATAAGATGAATCAAGCCACTTGTCACCCTCTTTGCGTCCCTGGTTACGCATAGCACGGCAATAATCAGCTATATCTTTGTTGTCGGTCACAATGCAGCCGCCTTCGCCGGTGGTCAATTGTTTATTTGGGTAAAACGCATATACCGCAGCGTCAAACGGACGGTCTATTTTGCTGCCAAATGACTCACAGGCGTCAAGAATGATGGGAAAACGCCATTTGCATACATTGCCATTGCCATCCGTTACGTTTGGATGTGAAAATTCGTTGACGACGCTTGTGTCAACAGGGTTTCCAAATATATCTACAGGCAATATTGCAGAGGTTCTTTCGCTTAACACTTTTGAACTTTCCTCGTATTTGTCTGTGTATCTTTTGTACATAGCTGTTTGTATTTGCCGCAAGTCAATATTATAAGTATACCTGTCAACATCACAGAACACAGGCTTTGCTCCTGCGTGTACGATGACATTACTTGAAGCTATAAACGAATACGGCGAAGTGATAACCTCGTCGCCGGGGCCTATGCCAACAGCTTTAAGGCACATAAACAGCCCTGTCGTGCCGGACGATACCGCTATACCATACTTTGTACCGGCATAGTCGGCTATACGCCGCTCAAACTCCGCTACAACCTCACCTTGTGTGATATTGCCGGAGCGCAGCACCTTTTCTGTAGCCTGTAGTACCTCGTCGATGTAGGGGAGGTAAGATGGGCGGGATAAAGGGATTTTATACATGGTAACTCTCCTTTAATCTATCATTTTGGCATAACATTATGCCATATCGTCAGGCGGATCATTCTTATGCGCCCCATAGTTGAACAGCAGGAGTAAAGCTGTCAGTATGAGGTATGCGGCTATGCAGATGATGTATTTCATGGGTTGCCACCTTTCAGTATATTGTCAAAGTTTGATACAGGGTAAGCGTTAACGAAACCCTGTGCCAGTCTGTTTACAAGATGTTCATATTTTACGTTCTTGGTATCATTCAACTCTTTTCTGACATATTCATCCCTTACCTGAGGCATTATATCGTCTATGATACAGATAAAATCATCCGTAACGATATGGTAAAGCTCATGTACCAATGTGTGATACCAATAGTCAGGCACATCCTTGATTCTTGAATTATCGGTGTTGATTATAATTCGTGATTCGGCACGGTCTCTATAGCGTAAATTCCCGCCGGAACAATCCTCGCTGTACAAGTCGCGCGCCTCCGCCTCTGATACATACTGGAAAGATATGTCCCAGTCCTGAATCCTGAGTATTTTCTGCAATTCCTTGATTATCTGCTCAATCTGTTCTTTTGTTGGCATGGTTATTGTCCTCCCGATATAGCCTTCAAGATGTTAAAATACACACCCATCAAGGCAAGCAGCAACACACAAAGCACAAGCACGCAAACAACCCATTCCGTTGCATTGTCAAGCTTTTCCGTGAACAGACGGTACTTTTCATGCTTCCACTTAAAGTTGAAGCTCCACTCTTTTACCTTGTCTGTCAGCCAGAATATAAGGCAAACCAACCCAACAAGTCCGATTAATCCGCCTATTAAGATTAAAAACGAATATATGTATTTCATAAGTTCTCCACCGCCTCATACGTTTTAGCGAATATATCAGCTTTGCAGGGGTAATATTCACCGGAAATGCCTCTGATGATATAGTCACCAATGCTTGCTATCATATCACCCTCAAGCGTCCGTATAACCAGCCCGCCAACAACCTTGTTATGGTCTATGTAAAAGTTGTCGCCCGATGCTGTCATATATTCATCTGTTTTGCCCGTGAGAAAGTCCCACATCTCTCTGTGGTTCGCTCCTGTCCATTGTACCGCCTCAATAACTACCGGTTTCTTGCGATATTTCATTTCCTTTCCCCTTTCCGGCCTGTTCGGCCTCCAGATACCTTGCCATTGCTAGCCGTGTCAAACAGTGCGCTATATGGTCTTCTGCGGTATATCCCATGGAATGATCCATTATGTGTTGAGTCGCGTGAATTCCATGTTCATAAATACTCAATTCCTTCCATTCATCCGCCCCGTGTTCCTTCTCGCCCTCCATCATAGTCTGCAATACTGTGTCATAGGCTATTTTAGCCAGTTTGATGTAGTCGGGGTTGATGTTGCACAAATCGCAATTACATTCGCCGTTGGGGTCTGCTGGTGTGTTGTGTACCGCACAATCTGACCAATGCCCTACACCATCAGGCAATTTTCTGCATTCTTTACACTGACACCTGTTTATTGGCCGCCCTCTTTGTGCCATGATAAGCCTCCCTTAAATCAAACTCAGCACCCACAATATCAGCAGGTGCATTGTGTTATCGCATAACATAGACCACGGTAACTCCGTTTCGCCCTTGATGTATTTACTCCACATTGCACCTATACGGAAATAATCAATAATGAAATGGGATATCAAAACAACATAAAATTTCCAATCAGCCCAACCACATATAATCATTACTGAGGTTGTATATACTGCGGCATGAAAGAAACATATTAAAGCATTTTTATGCTTATTCAACGCCATCCATCTGTTTTGAAACAGGTAATCGCCTACAAGGTGTCCTAACAATAGTTCCATGCTTCCTCCCTATAAATCCCCATCCCCGCCAGAATCAATTTCACAACAACCGAACCTTTAGGCTGCGGGTGGGGGAATGGTTATTCCTCATACATTGTTTCAAGCCCGTATGCCTTTGCTACGGCATGTTCTATCACGCAACCCCTTGCATTTTCCCATCCCTTTGCGAAATATACGGCGTGACAAAGGCTCATGTTTTCAAGAGACTTTGCAAGGAAACAAACAGGGATCTGCACAACGCCGCGTTCCTCCATTTTCTCTTTGCTGTACCATTCATCGGTAAATAAAGTATTAACCACTTCGTAACCGTTTGCTGTAAGGTGCTTGATTGCGGCCTCTCTGGCTGCTACGATTTGTTCGTCTGTCAGTCCTCTCATTGGTTGGCTAAACATTGCTTTTTTCATACTTTTGACTTCCTTTCGTCTCATTAATTTATCTGATGCCTTGCGGCGGTCAGTCTTATACTACTGCTTTACAATTGCTTTTGCTTTTTCCAGTAATGGACTTACGGTTCTTTCTTTTTTAATGGGCTTTTTAATGTCATCTACTATGTTGCCCCTAACGTGGAATTCCTGTATAGTGTTTGGGTGTAAATACGTGTCCAGGCTTTCTTGAAAAAGGAAATACAAATCAGGCGATAGTCTTTTTGCGGAAAAGAAAAATATTGGATTGACAACGTACTTTTCAGAAATCGTATCGCCAACTCTATCAATTCGCAGAGCTATCACATGGGCCTTAACCATCCGTGCAATAAACTCCTTTGAACGCCTGATATTTAGCCCGATCAACATTGAAATGTCTTCTATGTCAGCAGGTCTTACTTTTCTAACGCTTTCCCTTATTGATATAGTGTTGGTGTTCTTATATATTTTTTCAGCTAATATATGAACCCTTCGGAAGTCTTCTCCCGTGCCTATGTAATCAGATAGATTGACATCCGCAAATTGTTTTCTAAAATACTTATTAGCCCAAAATAAGTACCCCTCTTCATTGAACACATCAATGCGCTTTCTTTTGTTGCTCAGTTCTTTTCCTGAGTTCGTGTCCGTTAACGTTACTTGTTTTTCAATCACTAAAATCACCCCTTTTAAAATGTCGCTTGAGTAGCATTTTTTGCCTTGTTTTTGTCGCTTAAGCGACATGACATTTCAGCCATTATCAAGGCTTTGAAGGCTAAAAGTGTAAAATGTTCAATTAGAAGTACACTTAACGTTCTACACTTTATAACCAAAACCCCAACAACAGCACCGCAGATTTGAGGTGATATTTAATAGATCACTCCTTTTCAAAATGATAAATTTACATTGCTATCAGATCCGGCATAGTTAACGCATCATTTGCTGCGCCTATGCTCTCTATGATGCGTTTGCTGTAGTTGCCTGACCTGATGTATTGCAGGTTCTTTTCAGACAGCTCAAACCACTCACCGCGCTTCTCGGCACGGCCAAACATGCCTTGAAATAGCTTTTCTGTAAGCCTCATGTTGTCAGTCTTGATAACGTGAAACAAAGTAACGTCAAATGGGTTACAGACCTGTATATTATTAAATCTGCCATATACGTCTGTAGTTGCTCCGATCTTAAACCATTTATCGCACTGGATAAAATAAACGTAACCTTTATAATTCATTTCTACCCTCCAAAATCTTATTAACAGGTATTATGACCTGCTTAGTTGCATTTTACCTGTATTATGTCTTATTACGCGAAACAGCACCTTTATGTAATTGCATTTGTTGATTCCAGGGCATTACAAGGCTTAATAAAAATTTCGTAAATAATTTTGCACCCAAAACACAACATATAGTATACCGATACCGCCAAAACGCATAAAATTGCATCAAAAAAGAGCCGTGTTAAGGCTCTCGAAAATGTTGTTATGTCAACTACTCCCCCGATTCCAACGCCTTTTTAAGCAGCTGCTCAAAGGTGATGGAGACGCTATGATCCATTTTTTCTGCGTACATTCCGGACATTTCCATTAATATCTTCCAATGCTGGAAACTGCCTCGCTTTGCCTCTTTTATACCGGTATATATAAGCGGTAATATTTCGGCTTTTACTAAGTCGGTTGCCGTCTGCTTACACAACTCATTAAATTCTTGTTTTTTAACTATATTATAGTAGTGCTGCCTGCTGATATTGGCTGTTTTAC